AAGACCCAGCTTGAATGCTTAACCCTTCGGCTGTAGTCGAAAAACTAATTGTGTGAGTTACGTAGGCCCGAAGAGCCAAGAAATACTTAGCAACCTTAACAGCATGATCTTCAGACGTGCAGAATTGAGTTAAATCAAACTGCTCTGTGGGCGGAGAACTTACACCAAGAGAATCAAAGTCGCCGGTGCCGTCTACATTTCTTACTTCAACAACTTGCTCCTCAGGTAATTTGTTCTTGCGCTCTTGCCTGTAACGCACAACAGCCTTGAACGCTCGCCTCTCTTCCGCTCCAAGGTACTCTAATTTGTAAGAGTCTTCTATTATATTCCCTGACGTAAATAACTGGTCAACCTGAACAGCCTGTGGATTCTCTGGTAAACCACTTTTTATAGTGCCATCGTCATTGACTGGAACGGCGGGCTTAAGGGAAAACTTGCCATCAGAAATAATAAAATTGCACAAGAAATATGGAGCGGTGTCGCTGATGAATTGTCTGAGGTTGGTGCGTTCAACGATTGGACCGTTAAAAAACAATTTCTGAGTAACTAGAAATTTGGACGTCTCCACTAGATCATTCTTGTCTACTAAGTAATCATTGTCTCTGTCCATACCAAGCAATCCACCGGCGCCAGCTCGCTGATCTGTCAACAAGAAGTAAACAAGGTCAGTAAACAGATTGCTTGGCCCGATCGTCGAAACAACTGTTCCGGTTCCTGTAGCAGCCTCTGTGGCGGTGAAAACAGTTCCTTCTGTATTTGATGCCGCTCCAGCCAACGTAAAGTCAGAAGTGCCTACGGTGACAATTTGATAGACAGTTCCAGCGACAAGTGCTGTGGCAACTGTATTTACATAGGCAGTCCCTAGCTTCGGATGCAAACGTTCCACAGGCAATCCGCTACCGAGCCAGCAGCGCATCTGATCAAGCGCAGTGAAGTTGCGGCTTGCTTTTAAGGAAAGACCAGCGATGGTCAACTCAAACATATTGGCTGGGCTGTCGTTAAGTTGCGCCTCATTTACGTACACAATTTCATGCTCAGGAGACGTGCTGTTTGATTTATCGACAAAACTACGGTAGAAACTAATATCTGAAACTTGCGTTTGCTCGGCAAAAAACAATTCAGCATCTCTAACGATTTCAGCTTCTTGAATTTTAACTTTTGTAATTTCAAATATTTGCCCAATACGATCATAAACTGTCTGGAATGGATTGCCTGCTGAGGGTCTTCTAAATATGCCAAATTGTTCGCCTACCTCCCAACCTGTTGTGGTATCTGCGTCATCAATAATTGTTACTATGGGATTTCCCCAACCCTTATACTGGCCAACGATTGGGCGCGGATCTTTGCCAGGCGTCAAAAACTCTTTGCAATGAGCCTTTAGGCTGACTTTAATCGACTTACCATCCTTGGTGACTGCTGGCATCACTACTTCATCGCTTAAGTCTCCGTCAAAGTTGGCGTTTTCATCATTGGGATCTGAGTCTCCAGGCTCAAAACCGTCAGTGCTCCCAAACACCTCATATCGCCAAGCCTGATTTCTATCACCTAGTATTACGTTTTCGGTTACGTTTTTGACTGAAAATACACACCCTGAGAATAATAAATCTACAGGATTTTCGTCATCAGGCTTTGTGCTGTCAGGATGATTGTTAACAAAAGGATTCGTGCTTGGATAAGCGGCTTGACCACTGATGACATTTGTTGCTTGGCTGCCTCTTTTTATTTCTATTTCTTGACCACCGTAGAAGCCTCCGCCACTTCCTAAAACTGTTATTTTGTCGCCTTTAGAATCGCTGTCAGCATCTTGCGGAAATCTCCAGAAATGATTTTGGCCGTCTACCCACTCCAGTAGTGCCTCAGTAAGCTTAATTTTTTCCAAACGCCATTTTACATGAAGCCAGTTTTTTTTAGATCCATTAATGTATTCCACACTTTCAAAATGTCTTTCCTCGCCAACTGCTACTCCCTCGACGTCTGCAGTTCCTGCAATTGTATAAAAGAAAGCTGCCAGCTTTGCCTCAGTAATTCCGTCATTTGCAATGTTTTCTTTTCTTTTTAACTTGCTGTTTGTTGTCACGACCGTATCAAATTCAGGCTCGGGCCTGTTTGTTCTATAAACTACAGTTTCTGGTTTTAGCGGAATATTGTTTCCTTTGACTTCCGTCAGTCCTCTGGTAAATTCTTTGTTGAGTTTAAAAATATCTGGGCCAGTAACCTCCTGGCCAGAAACATGAACTCTTACTAGTCCTATCGCATCTGAAACGTCTGCCTCAAACTCAAAAAAACCATGCGAACCATCTACGGCTTGACCTGTTGAATTTAATTGAGACAGCACAATAAATTTTTGTTCATCGCTTAAATCTTTAATTTCCGAACCGGAAACAGGCACAAATTTGTACTCCAGTTCAACAGCTCTATCAAGCGTAAACCTAATGTAATTGTACTGAGCTGTTGGCTTTACCCCCTGCACCACAAAGATTTGTGGCAACGGATTAAACTTAGAATCAAGGCTTATGTCTCGCAGAAAAACTCTAAACATAGAAGAGCGCAAGACACTCGTTGAAATTGTCCCACTAGTCATTTGTATTCTGTCTTTTTCTGACTCACGAAGACTTTCCGGCGAAGGCAAGCTTTGAAAATTGCAAAGCCCGTTTAATCGCTGAAACACGGTGCTTTTAAGTCCAATTTCAGTCGAAACCGCTGGTCGATTATTTTTAATCGTTGCAATCTCCACTTGAGTCAAAGGGAAGAACGCTTCGCCAATGCCTCTGCTTTTAGTGCCAATGCCACTATCACCAATAAATTGACTAGTAGGGGTGACTACTAAAGAGTTGCTCACAATGCCTATGTTTTTATTGATAGAAGTTGAAACGTCGACGCATTCAAGAGTTATTATCTGATCATTTTTCCCTGGCTCAAAAGTTGGTCGGTTTCTTGTGATCACTTTCCAGATGCACCCACCTATTTCAAAATGCTCTCCTAGCTGCATTGTCGAATCAGCTTCAATTTGAAACGATTCAACCGTTGAATTGATGTCGTCAACAGTTGCGCCTTGGCCTGCTTTGTTTTTTATATAGAAGTCTGGATCAATTGAAGAGTCGCTAATTAAAAACTCTACTTGATCGCCTACGGCAATGCTGGCTATTTGCAGCCTGTGTTGATCATCATCCTCTCCCGTGACTGTGCCAGCATTTTCTACGGCAACGTCTGCTTCTTTGGTGTATTTAATGATTCCCATCCTCGGGCTGTAATTTCTGCCTGCGCCGTCATGTTTTCCTTTCTTATATATTTCAATCAAGCGCTCCCTGTCAGCGTCGCCAGGCATTCTTCCTGCTCCTTTAACTCCTTCCTCCTCTTCTTCCTCTTGCAAAATTTTGCCATCAATTTCGACGCCAGAATCTCCAACGATTTTGATGCGTTCCAGCATCCTTATTGCAACTGCCCTGTCATCGTCGTTTTTGGGAATTGAAATCAACTGATAGTTGACTCGATAGCTTGTGCCATTAGCAATCGATCCATAAACCCCAAATTGTGCGCTATTTGAAGGGGTGTAAGCATGGCAAAAAATTTCTGAAGCCTCCTGGTCATATTCAGACAACGGAAAATTAAAAGCGTCATCATTATTGTCTTCTAATGCATCAGGATCGCCCCTATGCGGCTTCCCTCTTGTGCCGTACCTTTTGTCACTTCCACGGATACGGAATGTGCTGCTGCTGTCTGCGCGCCAATAAAACGCAAAGTAATCATTGAATACAGCATCAAGCGCATTATTGCCAAGAAAAATGCCCTTGAGGTCAGGCGGCTGGATACCTGCGCTACCAACGCCTTGCTCACCAACAACAAACATCAGCTTGGCTCGTTGCATTGTTCCATGACTGAACATGCGAGACCAAACAAGCTTTGGCGTCGTCAACATCCCGCCAATGTTGTCTTTGTAAAGACCAAAAATAAGGGGAACAGGCGCGGCATAATCTGCTAGCTCTGCAATCGTTTCAAAGCCGCGTGATGGCGTAAAACGATTTGCTCCTGCAACACTGCCAAGATCAACAACACCACCGCCTTTAGCGCCAGGCATTTTGGGTTTTGGCGTTAGCAGATAAGAGACACCACTAAGAACTAAACCAATCGCAAGATTGGTAAGGATTACAGTAGTCGCGCTTTTTGCTGCGGTCGTTGTTAAATACGCTGAAGCAATTGCAGCACCAGACCCAAGAATCGCATTCTGAATATCAGGAATATGGTCATACGCTGCTGGCCTTATTACTCCTCGGCGTTTTGCTTCAGCTGTAAACCTTTGATATTCCTCCTCAGTTACTCCAATTGTCGCAATTAACTGTTTCTCGAACGGAAGCAGTGGAACGTCGTAAACAGTCGGACCGAAGACCACTGAACCTTTTCCGTTCTTGGCTGCACGTACAAAATTCCCGTTTGCCATGTCACTGCGAAAGTCCAAGATTTTTCCGGCAACAGCAGAATGTCCCCATCATACGCAGGCTTTTCAACTCGCAAACCCCACCGCATCAGATCCCGGCACACTTCCCACTTGCTTGCCTGATACCAGCTCTGCTTAAACGGTGGTGCATCAATACCCATGCGCTCCAGGGCTTGATAGCAGAGGTGTATGCAATCAATATGACCGTCACTGCCGTCAGCACCAAGCCGATACGGCATTCCAATCAGATCACTGCAGTCGGACATTGTTAGATGTAGGCAGATTGCCGACTAGATTGCGCGTCAAGGATCGTCTTGGAACATCCGTTCCAACGGCGTCTAAAACTGAGCTGAGCTGTAGCTTTAGGGATACATTGTCCCAATTGCCGCCAACCACTTGACCGATATAACCGTGGACACGAGTGTGCGGACCAGTTTGCGAATCTGAATCAACAATCAAAACATCTACTTCCATGACATAGTGATCGTTGATTGCATTTACAGCCCAACCGCGCGTCAGATTATTGTTTGGAAAAACCAAAGTTGCTTCCAAGCCATCTCCTGTACGATTAACAGTAACTCCAGAAAAACCAAAAGGCACAAATGTATACTGATCATTGTCAAAAGTCATTTCTTTATTGATAAAAAAGTTCTGAAACTTAAACTGAATGTTTAAGCCAGAGTCACCAATTGTTTTAATCCTTACCGCATGGCCTAGGGCGTATCGGCTCCCTTTAATTTCTTCGCTCATATCCCAATCCTCCTGCGGGTGCTACCACTCATCTGTAAACGCTTCAGTGTTTGCTGTTCACCTTGTTTAGCACCTTGCGTTGCAGCCTGCTGCATCCCAGCCTGGAACTGATCAGCAGTTACGTAATCAACGCTGTTAATCCTTTCAACGGTGTAACGCACATCAATTGGAGCGGCAACAGCAAGTCCACCACCTCCGCTTGACGTTCCAGAACCCCCTACTTCTGGGATGACAGAACTGCCGCGACTGCCGCGTGAATAGCGTGACATGCTTTCACGCATCTTTGATTCAGGGATGACGTATTCAGGTTCTCCGCCTTCACCAATCAAAGCATTGGTTGGACCTGAAACGTATCCTCCTTCTGCCATGGAAAAAACAGAAGGGTTTATTGCATTGAGACCCGTGCGTACTCCAAACTGAAGGAATAATGAGCCAACGTCCCTAAGCACGCTTGCAAGGCTTTCCTGCAGGCTTTTTGTGCCGTCAATGGCACTCATGATTCCATTGACAATTCCATTCTCAATGGCGGTGCCAACTCTTTGGTACAGCTCCTCTAGTTTCTTTGCTTGCTCTGCAGCTGCCTCTGCAATTTCTTCTTCTTTCTTTGCTCGATCTGCCGCTGCGTCTTTTAAAGCTTTCGTGACATTTTCTTGAGCAAATAATACTTCAAGCTGCTCTTTTAAGTCGTTTTGTATTTCAGTTGACAATAACGAAAAATCCTCTTCAACGTTTGCCTGATCAATTCTAAGCTGCAACATTCTTTGCTCGTCTGAAGTTATTGCAGTCGCGAGCTTTGTGCGCTCTTTAAGATTTTTGAGAAGGTCAGCAGCAGCTTCTTGCTGTCTTTCAAGATCGGTTTTGCCTTTTCCGCCTGCACTGCCTGGATCAGTAACTACTGGTACTGGAATCTCAAGGGGTTTAGCAGAAGGTTCAGCAAACGCTTGCCCTGCCTCGTTAGTAGAAATTTGGAAAAGACGATTGAAAAGACCCGAACGTTGATTGCTCAAAACACGCAATTCTTTATTGACTTGCCTTCTTTGCACTGCACCTGCATGGCCGCCTAAACCTTGCAGCTCAGCTTGTTTTACTTTTAAAACCTTTTCCCGCGCATCAAGCTCTTTAATTGCCGCTTCAGTCGCCACCCTGCCTGACTGTCTAACAGACTCGTTGTAATCTTCCTGCGCTTGTTTCGCCTCTAATATTTTTCCTACAAGAAGATCAACAGCAATAAGAGCAACTCCAAATGGAAGCGCGGCTTTCAACCCAATCATCGCCGCTTTCAACTTTAACGTTGCTAATCGGATTAAAACCATTTTTCCACGAACAACTGTCAAAAGCCTTGGCAATTTTGCTAAAAAAGTAAGCAGCATCACCTTTCGTAAAGTCACTGCTGCAGCAGTTAAAGCAACTGTTTTTGCCGTAAATTTAATAACTTCTGGGGGAATTTTTGTAAAAAGTTGAACAGATTGTGCAAGAAATTGATTTAACGGTTTAAGTGTATCTTGTATTGCTGGTCCTAATCCTTCATCTAAAGTTCGAGCTAGGTTCCCTGCGTTGTTTACTAACGCTTTCAGTTGACCGCTTACAGTACCGCCCATCGTGTCAGCAGCTTTCTTTGCTACTCCAAACGCATTTTTTTGATTCTCTAGGGAGTTGTTGAATTTTTCTAAATCGTCATTAATCAGTGGCATCAACGCCGTCAAGGCTTCAACGCTGCCAAACAGCTTTGATAGCTCAACTTCACTCCCCCCTGTTTTTTTAATCAGGTCTTCAAGAAAACCGCCAAATCCTTTAGTGCGGATTGCGGCTGTACTAAATTCAATCCCTAGTTCTGCTGCACGGTCAGACGCTTCTTTTGATGGCTTAATAACATTAGCAATTACTTGACGAATCCCTGCAAAAGTTGACTCAACAGGAACACCTGTAGCTGTTACGGCAGAAATTGCCGCGTTTAATTCGTCAATACCTACGCCTGCTGCTGCTGCCGTAGGAGCGACACGACCGATCTGGCTGGCATACTGAGCAACAATAATTTTACCGTCGTTTTGCGTTTGTATAAAGCCGTCTACAAGTTTTTGCGCTTTGCTTGATTCGAGCCCATATGCATTGAGGACAGAAGTGGTTGCATTTGCAACGGTGTTCAAATCAGACAATCCGCCAACAGCACCTAACGAAGCTGCACGAAGAACATCTGTTGCTTGAGCTGCTGAATTAAATCCAGCGGAAGCGACGTCATATGACGCGGCAAGCAGCTCAGTCTGACTGGTAAGCCCCTTTTGCTCTGCTGACAAACTTAAAAGCTGTTTTTTTAGCTTGTCGGCATTAACGCCAAGTGTGCTAACAGCCGCTGCAGCATTATTGGCCTCAGTGAACCCTTTGAAAACTCTTCGCCCAATATCAACTGCTCCTAGGGCTAAACCAAGTTTGCCAACTAACGAGTTGATGCGGCGCAACGACTGCTCAGCCTGTCTAGCGTCAACCCTCAGCTTGATATTTGATTCAGCCATTGCAACTCTGCATTAAACACATGCTACCGCCGACGCTGCTTTGCGCGATCTCTTGCCCTCTCTTCTCTTTCGCCTTTTGCTTGATAGTACGCAGCAAAATAAGCAAGCTCCGCATCGGTTAACTCCGTGCGAAGCCTGCTTACCGTCATACCTAGTTCGCAGGCCAGAAAAAACTCAAAGTTGAGCCAACTGTCCTGCTTCAGTCGTTTTTTGCTTCTTCTAGGTCAACCTCTTGATTTAGGCCAAACAGAAACAGCTCAACATCATTCAAGACAGACTCAGGCAGCTGGCGCTGTAGCTTTGGTGCGTCAGCAGGCGCAAATGCTTTTGTTCCATCCTCAAGCTCTGCCATCTGACACAGCATCTGCGTGCTGATGTCTAAGGCTTCATCTGTTCCAGCCAAACTTTGCGCCTTTTTCCTATCTGCGCGTGTGATTGGCTTGAAATACAAATCGACGACAACTCCGCCGTCTGCATTTTTTAACTCGAACTTACGACGCTGGTTGAGGTCGAAAGCCTCAACCAGCAAATCAACAGTGCGACTGTTAGCAGTCATTCAGTAGTTTGAACGTATCACTCAAACTATAGCCCCATCACTCCAGGTTGGAAGTGATAGTACCGGAGGTCTGGAAGTTGCACGAAACAACCACTAGCTCACCAACAGTAGAAGTGATCTCCATGTCGGTAATAATTCCAGCAAAGGCAACGCTATCAGTACCTGACGTTGTCCCTGTCGTAAACAACTCAAAGCTGGCATCAGTTGCGTCATTTACTTTGACGACATCCTCAATCAAGCCAGCTTGACCAGTTGCGTCAGGGTCATACACCAATTCAATAGTGCCAGTGCCCGAAACTAAGCCGCCAACAAAAGAACGAAAGGTTGAGCCATGAACCGTGGTTTCATAAGTTTCTTTTGTAGTTGACAGGCTCCAGCTGCGAGTTCCGACAACAGTTGCAAGGCTGCCACTGCCAGTTTCAAACTGGACTGCGCCTTGTTCTCCGCGAATGGTGGCCATGGTCAGAGTTCCTCGATGAATTCAAAGGTCACACGGACCTGAGTTTGCAGAAAGCCCTCAGGAGAAGCCGAAGCTAAAACCTCTGGACCAATTGGAGCGTCGAAGTAAACCCCCGACACGATGACCCTATTGTATAGGTCGCGAATCCTCTTGGCGATAACGTAATTAGCTCCAGGGCCTACGCCTAATGCACTGAAAACGTTGATGGTCATTAAGCCGACCATTCGATTCTGGGAATTAGTTGTCAAGCCTTGGCCTAAATACTGGCTAGCACCAAAGCTGACAAGGCATTGCACCCATGAGCTGTCAGGCGTTGGCTCATAGGCCATGTTGTGAAACACAACTGGAATTACAGGGCTGCTAGCAAGCTCAGTTGCAAGCCTGCCTTCCAATACCGATCGAATGGTGTTGAGGTCCGCAGCTGCCATCAGGTTCGCCTCAAAATTCGTTGATACTCACTTTGCGACCAACCTTCTAATTCTTTTCCAATTATTTCAGGGAAGCCAGGGACTGTTCCTTGCTTGGTTCTATATCTACCGCCCCATGACGGAGGCAAGGATGCACTAGTGCCATAGCAAACAGGCTCTGCATACTCAACATTGTTTGTGACCTCTCCAACAAATCCCTGCACGTTGCTTTGCCAAGCTCCGCGCAATCGCCCTGTATCGACAGGTGTTTGCACCTTTACCCGAGCTTCCCATTCAAGAGTTGTTGCGCGAACAAGTGTAAAAACTTGATCTTGCATGTGATTGCCAATTTGATTTAACTTGATCTGACGTGCCATCGTTACACCCTCAAAATGAGTTCATGAGTGATCGCCGTGTTGTCCTGCTCTTGAGTCACAACACGAATAATCTGATGCACTACACCTTCGACAACAACGCGATCCTTGGTTTCAGGTGCTGCCGGCAAATCTGCAACGCTGACAATTAAACGCTTGTCACCAGCTTGAATCAGCTCATTCACTTCGCGAACATTCACAACCTCAAGCACACCCTTAACTTCCGTGTCGCTGACAGATTCAGCAACCACGCCAGTCGTGGTGTTGTAGCTGCCAGCTGTAACAAAACGAATTGTCACGTCACCGCCAAGCTTGCCGACGACTTTGCTTGCAGCATTAACCAGCGACTGAGCAAGTCCCATCAGGCAATGTATCCAATGACAGTGCCAGAAGTCAGCCTGACCGATGTGATCACAAGACCCTCAATGCAAGAGGACGTATTGAAGTTGATCGCAGTGGCATCGCCTCCAGCAAGGTTTTCGTCAATTCCTTCTGCTATCAACGTATGGATCACAGAATCCTCAAGCGCCATCAGCTTCACAAACTTGGCAGTGTGAGTTGCTGTGTCGGTGATGATCGTTGCCTTTGTGGGCTCAAATCCAGATCCGTAACCCATGATCAGCTCCGTTTGATTGCGATGTTGCCTGGTCCACTGATTCTAAGACCTGTCAAGTACCTTTCAAACATTGGTGGCACACGATCAGCGCCAATAGCTCCGGTCTTGTCGGGTGTTACCTGAAGGCTGCCAATCTTGACGCTCTTAAAATCTTCCAAGCCGCCAAGGCTTATGCCGTCAACGTTGTTTTTCAGATAAACGGCTAGCTCAATCTGAGCACGTTTAATTTGATCAGGAATTTCTGTATCAGTGAAATAATCCTCAGAAATCCGAAACGGAAAGCCCGTGGCATAAGTATTGACGTACGTGTCAGGCTTTCTCACACCAGTACGCGGCCATTGCCTTGCTTGCGTATCTGTTGCGCGAGCACCTAAAAATCTTTCGCGATCAAGCCTTTCTGCAGCAGCAGCCAAAGCACGATTGCGCGTGTCATCGTTGCCAGTAGTCCACTTTGATACATCAGAACTACTGATCATCGCCTCCACAAAAGTGTCGGCTTCAGTCAATGTTATGTAGCTGTTGGCGTTTGCGCCTCCCGCTGTTGCGTCGATTGTTACTGCCATCAGGCGTCACAGTAGAAGTTTTCTGGGCAGGCTTTTCAGAACTAGAGACTGCCGCTTGTGCAGCAGCCTCACGTTCCTTCATCCGCCTAAAGGCGAATAAACCCATCAGGAGCTTGCGCCTTTGAGAAGAACAAAGCTCAGCACGATGGCTTCACTTGCAGTCGAACCAACGTTGGCCACAGTGATTTTGAACGAACCAGCAGCAATGCTGTTGGCTTGAACGATGTAACTGCCAGCAGTGCCGGCAGAACTGTGGTTCACTACAACTACGTCAGTAGCAGTAACCCTGTCGTTGTTGACCGTGAAACTGACTTCAGCAGCACCAGCAAGCTCAGCGCCTGCCATGGTGATCTGACCAGACTCTGTGTTTAGAGTCACGGCAGTTCCTTTATTGGTGGCCTGCGTAACAGTGCCACCAGTGGTAGGCCCAACAGCACTACCAGCTGTTACCTCAAAAATGGATGACATGGTTAGTTACCTCCGTCAGTCAAGGTTAGATGTGGAAGTAATCCGAGCGATCCCAAGGTTGTTGGTCTCGTAAACCTTCGTCCAGTTTCCAACTGTTGCAAGTTGAGCAGGAGTCGGGTTAGCAACTTCAGCGAACCTTGTGCCCATCGGATGATAGACGTAATGAAGGTCGAAAGAAAGTGCGTCGGATTTCGCTAAAATATCTCTATCTCGCTCTGTCCTAAGTGCCATTTGCTCGCCAGAACCAAAGGCTCCAGGCGTAAACAAATAACTTGCATACTCAGTAGAAGAACCAGACCCAGCTGTCTGCACATCCGAACTAATAATGACCCTTAGGCCCATAAAAGTTGGAACCTGCACACTGCCAAATGCAGGAGCAGTAGAACCAGAATCAGCGGAAGTATCAGGCTGTCCGTTGTTATCGTAAATGAAGTCGATTGCTCGACGTTCCATCAACGAGTAGTAAACGGAAGGATGCACAACGATTGTTGACAGCTTTTCACCTTGGTCACCCAAAAGTGATTTAGCTTTAACAATCTGACGCGGCCCAAGCTCGGTTGGTGTGTCTCCAGACGCGCCATCTACTGCAAGCCCAGCAAAAGCAGCACCGGTGGTGTCACCAACAGCGCCAAAAATGCCTGCGCAGCAAGACAGCAAGTCTTTCTGGCGCTCATTCGCAATGTAAGAGGCAAGTTTTTGACCAATGGCAGCCATTGGATCAGAACCAGCCGCCATTGCTGATAAATCACGCGATTCAAACGCGTTGCCTCTGTGGACTACAGCGGCACGTTGCTTGTCAGCGGTGATTTTGCCTGGAGTCAGCGAAGTGCTGTCTGTCAACCGTTCAAAGGTTGAATTTAGGTTTGCGGCGTAGAAAGGGACGTTAATGAAGTCACCACCATCTTCTGAAGCATTCAGCTCCGCCATTGGCTGCACCACACCGCTAGCCAAAAAGGCATCACGCTTAGTGGTCTCCTCTACCAAGTATGGAGTGAAGATTTCAGGGATGATGATGTCAGAGCGAAGAGTCGCCATGACAGATCCTCAAAAAAAAGATGTTTACGGTGTGGGCACAGCCCTAAAAGCGCAGCACAGCTTTGCCTTGTTGCACATACTAACGGTTTGCCGCAGTTTTCAACCTCTCGTACATCTCCCGATCTGTTCTAAACAGCCGAGACTGCTCAGTCAGGTTGTAAGTTTCTTTGGCAAACGGGTTTTTTGTCCCTGCAGGAATGTCTCCTGCATAGCTGCGCCCAGAAGGTGCGCCACTGCCTTGCGGTTTTGGTGCTTTCTGCATGTAGCTCGGCAATGACTTGGCCCATTCGCCAATCGGCTTGCGCTCATAGCCGTTGACAACAACAACAGTGCCATCAGCCTCGCGTTCAATCTGATCTGGCTTCAGCAAATCAGCTTTGAACACAATGCTTGGATCATGCACGACATCAGCCAACGCAGTGTTTGCAGGCGCAATTAACTCAAGTTCACGTACCCGAGCTTCTAGCTCTGCAATGCGCTTGTCCTTTTCCGATGTCGCCTCACGGAACTGCTGCTCCAAAGCCTGTCTTGCTTCGGTGTACTTGCCCTGTTTTTCCAGGTCTGCTTGTTCCGCCTTAGCTTTGAAGTCCAGTAGCTCCTGAATGTCAACGCCATCGGGAACAGCCTTTGCTTTGGCTACTGCTTTTTTGTACTCATCCAGCAACTCGGCATTTTTTCGCCTCATTGCTTCAAGTTCTTCTTTGTCTTTGTTGGGCTCGATTGATTGCTCCACAGGAGCAGTTTGATCTTCGGACATGAATTAGCCACAGGCTAGGTTTCAAGACCACCTTACCTTTGACGACCAAAATGCGGCAGATGTTTTGCCTTTCGCGATATTTTTTGCATGGCGAGCTTTAAATGACTTGCGTTTAGCTTTATCCGCAGCACTCTCGCCTTTGCGCGGAGGTTTCGTTTTAGCGCCCTGCTGACCAAACCGAATGAGCTTCGGTTTATCGCCAACTTTGACGACAACAGCGTGGCTTTTACCGCTTGAATGGTTTGGCGTGCGAATCGGCTTGTCAAAACCTTGAAACGTATGGCCGCCACGCTTGATTGTCACTTTTTCTTGCCCTTGGGGGCAGCACGGAGTTGCGAACGGGTTTTCAAAACTGCGTTGCCAGTGCTCTCTGATTTGATTGCAATGACTGGATCAGCTTTTGTGCCACGTCGCGTGATTGTGCCACCTGATGGTCCTTTGACAGTAAAAGCGCCTTCTCCCTTGAGAGCAGTCACTTTCCCATAGGTGCGAACGCCGTCATACACCCAGCTGACGCGTGAACCTTTTCTCATTTCTTTTTGCCTCCTTTCTTTTTCTTTTTAGGTGGACGGCCAACTTTTGAGCCGTAAGTTCCAGCGCCTTTGGGCATCAGGCGTCTCCCTTTTGCTCATCTGTTTTAGCAGCCTTGCTCTTTGCAGCAGGCTTACGCGGTGGACAAGACGGTGCAGCCTCTTCCTGTTGCACCTTGAACTTGTACTTAGCTGGGAGAGCCATAACGACGGCGAAGCTGCTCCAAGGTTAGCTCTGATCCGTCCTCTCTAACAAATTTGCGGATAGCGTCTGCTGGGCCGTACTTTCTGGCTAAACGATTGAAGTACGGGACCTTCTCAGGGCCAAGAACGTCAGCCTTAGTCTCCTTGCTTTGATTGTGCAGCCATTGACCATAGCTTTGATCCGCAGGCACTAAGCCATCTTTGCTACGCCGCTTCCCAGGTTTTGGCGGCGGGATGCGTAAGCCCTCGTAATCAATAATTGGAACTTCCGTTGACCTGCAATTAAAATGTTGAGGCGGGACTGGACCTTTCCCGTATTCAAATTCTTGGCCATCAAGAGCGCGGCAAATTGCAGATGTTCTAGTGTCTAAAACTGCGGTATAACGATATTTTTTACTTACGTCTTGATTTGCCTCGTAAACCTGCATTGCTGCTGTATTCGCAACTTGATTTACGCTTGTACGCACCAACGTCATTACCTGATGGTTTGCAACCGAGGTAAGCTCTCCGCCAGCTTGGGCAAGTTGTTTCATTGACAAACCTGCTGCGCGAACTTGCCCTCGTGATAAAGGGCCAAAATCTCCAAACTGCAAGCGTCCTTTTAATCGTCGTGCAATCTTGTCTGTTGATTCACCAGTTAACAAACCATTCCTCACAGTCTTGGCGAATAGGTCAGCTTGCGACTCAGCAAGACCGCGAAACGACTTGTTCAACACTTTCCCGTTTGGCAGCGTTATTGCTGTTCCTTGCGTTGCGGTCAGCTGAAACGTTGCAGGTGCTCCAGTCACCGCAGCCTGCAAGTCATCGCTCAGCGAAACAACATTGATTGCTGTTGGATCAACTGTCGCAACAGATTGAGCAAACTGCGGACTGATTTGAATGCTACGAATCTGGTCACGCAGCTCAAGCGGTAATGCCTTACGCAGCTGCTCCTCAACAAACTCAGACTGCAAAACAGCCAAACCCTGCAGCTCCTCAACAGCAAGTGCAGTGCTAGCTCCAGCCCATCCTTCTAACGATTCTTTAAGTTGAGCTAGAATCACACGCAGCCTTGCTGCCTTGGCCGGTGCTGACAACTCATCGATACCACGCAACCTATCAACAGCTTCCAGGATCAAATCGTTGTAAGTGACAGCAATGCGCTTTGCAACGCTGTTGCTAAAACGGTTTAGATCAACCGCATTTCGATATAGCGCAGCTGGTGTCGTCATGTTGGCTCAAGGCCTAGCTCGTCAGCTGGTGCAATACACAAAGTCGATACGTCTGCCCCATCACGCAACGCAGTGCCAACAGCAACAGTTAGCTGCTCGATGACGTTCACATCGTAGTTGTGAAAAGCCATTTCCGTAACTCCGCAGAGTTTGCCATCACAAAACCAAGTGAATCTGACAACCGCAAAATACTGGCTATTTAGCTCATCTTGAGCAAAGTAAAGAACCTGCTTGCGTGGTGGCCGCGGCCTCTGCAGCTTGTCTAGCCAACTCATTATTCAGCATCCTCGACACCCTCCGCTTCTGGCATCGTGCTTTCTTCTGCTGGTTGAGGGGTTGGCTCTGGCGTGTTCATCTCTATCAACCCACCGTTTTGCGTGGCTTCTAACTCGTTTTCAACGTCAAAGTCATCACCAAGCACTTCGCCAGCTTCAAGCTGCAGCAACAGTGTTTCCTGTGTAATCGTGCCAGCGGTGTAAAGCTGCAACAACGCTTGAATCTCCAAAGGCTCAAGCCTTGTTCCCATGAAATCACGGTTCACCAAACTGCTGCCAGCGTTTGGCTCCTGCATATATTCAGCATGGAACCGCAAGCAGTTGTCGATCATGTCTTGCATCTGCTGCGCCACAACCATCATCGTGCTGTCACCCTGGCTGCGATCAATGCGCTTAGCCTCTGCCGTTTCACCAACCAGTTTGGAACCAAGCACAGCAGCCAAACCTAATTCGTTGATCTGTGACGCAATCTGCTCAAGCCTGCGGAACTGAGCGTCATAGCTGTTGCCTGCCGGTTCGATGTACTGGGCAGACGCTCCTTCTGGTAATGCCAATGCTTCTCCTGGACCTGCGCTGATCTCTTCTGCTGACTGCGGAAAACCAAAGATCGCCAGCATCGGGACAGCACTAATGTGCAGCTGATTACTCAGGTCAGACTGCACTTGATAGTGCTGCAGGTTTAACTCAGCAATGTCAGCAAGCGGTGGAATCGACTCCAGCACTCCCATGCGGTTTGAATAAGCGACACTAAACGGAATCTCACTCAGGCTTGTGCGGCCTTCCTCAACGACTTTAAAGTCGCCTTGCTGATCTTTTTGGTGAATCTCAAAAGCGCCAGGGGTAAGAACTCTGACTTGCTCGACTTGCTTTTCACCATAAAAGCCATAAGGCACAACAATCTTTTCCTGCAGCCTAAGTTGCGTCAGCTCTTGCTTGCCATCTTTTAATTCTGTCCGCCAACCTAAAATATCTCTTGGCGTATAACTTACATAATATGGTCTTCCATTTTCGCCAGAAGCCGGAGCATCTACGAGGACGCCCACGTGCCCATATCGAATGCAAATTCTGCTTGCCTGAAACAACCACGTCTGCAGATCATTTCCCTGCAAATCAACGTCAAACAGTTGCTCACGGATTACGTCTGAAACATCGTCAAGGCGCACAGGTTTACGCGTCAGCATCCCAGCCAACATGCGTTCCAACCTGATGTAATACGGTGCAAGGACTGACCGCTGCAACCTGTTGTCGTAAGCCTCATCAAGCTCTCTGGGCTCTTGCGGCAAAAACTTACGATGGCCTTTTCTGATCTTGTACGTTCCGCCAAGCAGCGTTTCAATCAAACCCCAGTGGGGTTCCATGTTGACCCATGACGTATTGGGGTCATTGACCTGAGTGACGTTGCCAATGCGTTGCCGCCCAGAAAAACCCGAATACACAGCCAGACCCGCCTAGTGCTTGCAGTTTAGTAAAGCCTAATGCCAGTGCCTCTACCAGCACGCGCATTCAGCATCGAGAAATCTCTATAGATCAAGTAACCAAGCGCATCATTCATGTGATCGTAACCAGCATCTTTATCTGGGTCACCAGCTTCTGTGTAACTCTGCAGCTCCAAGCATTCAATGGTTCGCTTGCAGTTGGCCGACACTTGCAGTCTCACCTCTCCTTTCCCGTTTTCCAGCAAAGCTTGAACAGAAGCCACCCGATCACGTACGGGAGGATTTGCTTTCGGTGATTGATTGCTAAACCCATACGTCTCTAGGATCTGTATGTCAGTCCTGCTGGCATTCGTGCTTCTATTTCCGCCTGATGCGTCAGGGTAGACATATACCTTACGTCCTTCAGCACGTTGCTGGATTTGTTGTGCCATGGCATCAGTGTCATGTGCGCCACTGATCTCATCAATCAGGAAAAGTTTGTTTTCAAGACGAACACCGATAACAGCTGACATATTGCCGATATTAAAGTCAACTCCGATTCTTAAAGGTTCGTCGCTGACATCTGGAATATCGGTTGTGACGTGCTTTGCTCTGTCAAACCGGTCATAAACCTGACCAGTTGTAAGGTTGCAAAAATGACCTTCTAAGTAAGCCTGCAACAGGCTTGGGTCATAGTTGGCTTGCAGCCTTTCAATGAAGTCTTGAGGCAGATGGGGATTGTCTGCCGAACGCATCCTAATCAATTTACGGTCATTGCGTTGTTTCGCCTCATCTGTGCCAAAGGTTTGCCACATCCAACGAAAGCCTTCAGGGGTTGATGCCGCTGCAAACTGCCTAACGTTGCCTGAACGCAAACGACCAAGAATTTTTGGGAATGCTCTTGAGCAAACACTTGGGTTGACAGTGTCAATCTCATCAGCAAGGACAAAAGCCAAGTTCAAGCCAATAATTCTTGACCAATTTTCAAAACTACGACACAGAATTTTTGTATCACCGCCTGGCAAATGCAAGGTGTACTCAGGCAGCGGTGAAGCCCTGTGGGTGTAAGGCACTTCATACGCCTCGAGGAACCCTTCAAAGTCATTTTGCCAGATATCCCGCACCAAAGGACCGGTTGGCTCCATCACGCAACCAATGAACCCTTGGTTTGCTGCTGCAAGGTGCAAAGCTTTTGCTGCTAACGCACGGGTTTTCCCAGCCCCATAGCCAGCAGATAAACCAATGATCTCAGTTTGTTCATCCTCGACAAAAGCAAGTTGGCCCGGATGCAGGTCTGTTTTCACCTGCTGCAACAGCTTTTGAACATCAATTTGGCTGTCTTCAGCTCCAAGACGTTGAAGGATGTTGCCGCTCGCAATCGTGGACAAAACACCCATTAGTCATACAGCTTGGCGATTTTGGCAGCGGTGTTGATGCAGCCCAACACAGCTTGGAGATTGGACTGCTCCATGCCTTTCTTGTGGACAACGTTCAATTGGGACAAAAGTATTGCGGCAAAAGCTTGGCGATCTAGGTTGAAATCTTCCTCAAGCCGCTTTGTGGCTAGGGCAATATATTCATCACTTTGCCTTTGCTTCAACCCCCATTCGCTTGCGGCGTATTGCAAAAGGTCCGAACGTGTTGCCCCATTGGCAATCATCCGGGCAAACCTTGCTGTCCGGAATTGCTTTTCGGCTTTTGTGCAGCGTCCGTTTTTGTCCATGGTTTCAGCCTAACGATGCAAACGAATCCAAGGCGTACCAGACATGTGAGTTCCGGTAACCGCCTTGGTGTGTGGGAACTATTGGCGTTACACCATGGCAGTTCCTCCATGCTGGATAGACAAGCATCGAACCATCTGTTTGGTCAAAAGTGGCGTCATAGTCAGGAACGTGCAAGTTCCCGCCAGTGCTGTTGCGGCGCTTGGTGATGATGATGTTGACAGCGCCTTTAACGTTGGCGTGATCTTGGTGAATAGGTGCTGAGATATTGCAGTTGCTGATCGTGCTGCTGAAATGTTTGGCGAAACGCCATTTGTCAGGCACACGCGCTTGCACCTTGGCGCTATGCAATTTAGCAACGTCAGGAGCAAGTTCTTGAATCAGTTGGTAGGCGATGATGCCTGTTTTGTGCATAGCTTTGACAAAGGTCCCTGATGTCTTGCTGCTGTGGACAGAAGATCGTGAGCCATATGCCCGTCGCATATGTGGCTTTGGCGGCACGCTGCCAAGGATGGCTGAGTACTGCGAGATGACTAAATAACGCTTCTTCCCGTCAGGCCCGGGTGGCAATGGACGCTTACGGTCCATCATCGTTTTGGGCACCCTGGTTGAGTTGACCTCGTGGTCAGCAATGTTGACCAGATTCCTCAAGTCATCAGGCAGTTGCTTGAGGAACAGGCCGACCTGAGTGCCGTCAGGATCAGCAAGGATGCAGGACTCTGTGACGTTGGGCTGCAGCGTTGGGCAGGTGTCCCCAATCTTGAGATTGGGCGTCTTCCTGTGCAGGGTGAGAACTGGAAGAGGTAAAGGCTTCATCGAACAATGCGCTTCATGTGTTTGGCGTAACCAGAGATGTCGAGCTTTGCGTCTACCCGGTCCTTTTTTTTGATGAGCTTGGCAAAGGGAGCCCAGTCACTGACCAAGCGTTGGGCCCATACGGCATCACGCTTTTGTTGATAAAGGTGCTGCAAGCCGCCTGCATTGGTGCCAACGCCTGGACAGTTGAACCACGCATGCAAATCAACGATGACGCCATCTGAGTGCTTGATGGCAAGCATCGTGAAGTCACGATCTTCCTTGCGGTCAGGGCGGTAACGCCAATGGATTTTTGGGAGATAGAGCAGGGCACAAACTTCAGGCGGTCGCTTATTGATGGCGAACCGTTGCTTCTTGGTGCTGTAGGACCAAGCGTATTGGCAGTAGTTCAGGCCGTTGACGGGGAACTTGAACTGCTCAACAGCTTCATGAAACTGCTTAAGGACGTTGTGATCGCCCTTGATGGTTTTGCCCGCCTTGGCAACGCCAAACCCACTGACGTCATCATCCATGATCCACAACCACTTGTGGCCTTGAACATGGCCCCAATCAAGGATGTAGTTCCGAACAAAGGTGATGCCCTTATCGTTGTCGGGAATGACCTGGAGATTGGGCACGCCAGCCGCCTTGTAAGCAGCCATGTCCTGAGGCTCTACAAAGTGGGTGAAAGGAATGTCACCAAGGAGCTTGCAAGTGGTTGTGGACGGCCTGCCCTTGGTGGGGATTGCAACGTGCATCAAACAGCTAAAGCCTCAATCAGCTTCATGCCCACGTAGTCGCCACGTTTGCGGGCTGCATCCACCAATGCCTTGGCTTCTTCATAGTCTTCAGGTCGGAACTCAATCTGAATGGCCTTCATGACGCCATCAGCCAGCTCTGCAGTTGGGTCATCTTCCAAGTCGTCTAAAGCCGACAGGTCAATATCCTCACCAAAAGTAGGAAGGTCATCACCCCAACCCAAAAGGGTCAGGTCATAGCCAGCTTCACCTAGGGCTTGAAGTTCTGACTGCAGCACGTCGTCATCCCAAGTGCTGTTGAGTGCCAGTTGGTTGTCAGCAATGACGTAGGCACGACGCTGATCAGCTGTAAGGTGGCCAAGAGTGATGGTCGGAACCCTAGGCAAACCCATCAATTCAGCAGCCAACAAACGACCATGACCTGCGATCACATTGCAGTCATCGTCAATCAGGATTGGATTTGTAAAACCAAACTCCTTAATTGATCGGACAAGACGATCAAGCTGTGCTTCTGAATGTTGCCTTGGATTGTTTTCGTATGGTTTGAGAGTTTCAGTGTGGCGTAAAACGATTTTGTCTGATGCGGTTGTCACTTCCAGTTTTCAGGATTTGCTTTCCAGAGTAGCCGAAAGACACGCAATTTTGAATTTACTGAAAGATGAGATTTTGCAATTCCCTTGATATTGCCAATAGTGATTTGAACAGCACCATCACTCAAGCTGCGAATCCTTGGATTTGGCATAGAGGGCTCGGAGTCGCTGGGCATGAGCTGCAATGGCTTTACGTTCATTTTGATTCTGATGGCCACAGAGGCCAAATGGCTGGTCTTTGGCATCTTGTTCTTTTTTTGCTTCAAAAAGTGCAGCGTAGAAAGCTTCGTAGTTAGGCAACGTGCGCCCGCTGGAGTTGTGGCTTGTTTTGTAGCCACAGGAAAGGACTACTTTGGCTTTACGTTCTTTTTTCATAGAAACAAATTTTTTTAGCAGCTTTTCGCCATAGAGGCGTTTAGTCATGGAAGTAATCAGTGTTGTTGTTGTCGGGGGATGGATCGCAACACACATGCGCCTTGCCTTTCCTGCCAACACAGGTGTTGTATAGCTTTCAGCCTGCTGGGGGAAACAGGCATCAGGCTCCCCGACGACTGATCAGTCTATTGATACAAGTTCTGAGCGGCCAAGCAAGTTATATATTTCATTGTGCAATGCCTCTTCGTATTCAGCGGTGATTTCAAGGCCGTGCATGTGGAGCCATTCATGAACTACATCCCAAGCTTTATCAGCACCAACAGCAGGGTCGATGCAGTGCTCAGCGAGTGTGGTGATTTTGTTTTTCATGTGTGTGTACCTCTCGGTGCGTGAAAAGGACTTAAGCGCCCATGTGGTCATCAGTGAAGTCGTGTAGCGCATCTGCCAAATGATCAGGCAGTTCGCCATAAACCTGAAGCGCGTCTAAATCTGCAGGATTGGCAATGAGTGCTTGAGCGAGTTGCTGCAAGGCTTGAATGGTGTCGTTATGCATGAGCTTGCGTGTGGTGGGCTCTCGCCCTTGAATTGATTATGGCATGCCACCATGCAGATGGCAAGCCATTGGCTGGCATCAATCCCAGCTGTTGTAGTACTCAGGCTTGCCATTCCAGATACGGAAGTATTTGATTGAGTCGCTCAACCATTGCTTGCCGTCAGTTTCGTGGATGCGCTTGCGGAACACTGCATTGTCAGGCGCTTGCCATCCAGTGTTTGGGATAGCGCGACCTTCACCGCGCCCATCATCACCAAACACGCGGCACTCAACAGGACGCAGCCAAACGCTGGCTTTAGTCATGCGATCAACGATGTAAAACTGCACAAGGGTCATGTCGTACCCATAGCTGGAGCAAACGATTTGCCCAACTTCAAAGCGATCAGTTTGAAAAGTTGTAGTGGTCATGTGTGGCCTCTCGGCTGAACTTGATTAGATCATGGCATGCCATTACGCAAATGGCAAGCCATCACCATTCATCATCTTCTGTTGCTGGTGCAGCAAAGACGCTGCCCTTGTTTTCACGGATGTCAACGCCCCAACGCTGATTGCTCATGGTCACCATTTCGTTGCCCAGCCTTGCAATCACCATTCGGTTGGGGTTGGACCCATCACGCACAAGCCAGCCGTTCTTCCAAGAGTCGTCAATAAATCGCTCAACATGCGTGCCAACAGGCACCGGCAATAAGACACCTTCAGGCACCCCTCCGCCGTCAACGGGGGTCAAGTGTGTTTTATGTGTCAAATCCTTTTTTATATGTGCGCGCGAGGCATCAGATCCCAATACAGGAGGTATTTGACCCCTTTGACCCCTAGGCCCTTGCTCATCAGATGGTGATTCTTGAATTTGACACGTTTGAGCCTTTTGACCCCCGCTTTTTTTGGATGGGTCAATTGGGGTGTCAAATACAGGGCGATACAAAGCAGCAGGCCTGCCAGCAGTGTCAGGTGGAAGTTCACCGTCTTGGGCAATCAACCCTTTTGAGCACAATGCCTTGAGCGTGCGCAATGCTTTTTGTCTGTTGATGTTGCAGTGGCTGCCGACCTCAGCAGCTGTTGTATGCACCTTGTTTTCCCACAGCTGGCAGCAGTGGTCATAAACCGATTCCTGACGGCCTTGCAGCGTTTCCTCAACCTGCGCACGGGCTTCAGCTGCAATGGCGTCGTCACCGTCGCCATGGCTTACCCAACCGTCGTCAGTCAATTCAACCACCAAGTTTGTGGCCTTGCTTCTGCCCATTGGTTTCACAGCAATCCGGTGATCGGTTTGCATCTGGCCTTCAACAGGCACCTTCAGCCAGTTGAGCAGCACAGACCAACTGACAGCACCTGCAAGGCTGTTGCTCCCCCTGCTAGCTGTGATGGCATTGCCGCCAGACACCGATTTATTGGTGTGGTGGACCAAAACAGTGGTACTTCTGGTACCAGACAGCACGACTTCAAGCTTTCGGGCTGGTATATCAAAATCGCTGCTGGCTTCTTCAATCCCAAGCTGGCCAACACAAGCGTGATATGTGTCCACTAAAACCAGTGAACCTGGGTGCTTGGACGCCATAGCCGCAATAGCGTCAAGGCCATTGTCGTTGAGCTGCACTGCATCCTCAAGGCTCCAAAGGATGACTCCTTCCGCCAGCTCGTGGAAACACTCGCCGTTTTTATCAACGCCTTGGGTGCCAAGGCCCTCACGTTCAAACAGCACCCACCAGTCAGATACGTTTTGGTCCGTGCCAACAATGATCAGCTTGTTGACCTGTCCGTGGATTGGAATGCCAAGGAACTCAGCTTCACCACGCAACGCAGCAGCTGCCATCGCTGTCATCAGGGCTGACTTACCCACCTTTGGCGGTGCCACCACTAAGTTTTGACGTCCACGCATGATGACCCCTTCCCACAACCAAGGAACAGGCGAAACATCAAGCTTCTGTCCACCTTGCTTTGGTTCAGGGATGCCAACGTTGCGCCCAGTGGCCTGAGCAAGGTAATGGGCTGCTTCTGATTTGCTAATGGCAAAACCAAGCTCTTCAGCTTGGTTTCGCAGCATGAACAAACGGTCAACAGAATCATTCGTTGCGCCAACGACTTTTACGGCTGCGCTTTTTAGCTGTGCGACTTGCTCCAGCGAATCCTGAAGGCTTGGGTCCGCGGTCTTGTCGTTGCTTGAGGCGTTGTGTGTAGAACCCATCTTTGGCCTTGGAGGGCGAGAACCATGTGCGTTGTCCGTAAACCCTCTGCCGTTCAAGCTCTTTGAAAGCTGTTAGTTCGGGGCTGTTTTTTTCAGGATGTTGAGCATCCCAGTCATCTAAAGCTTGGTCTGACCGTTTGCGCTGCAGGTCTGTGTAGTAACCCTTTTCTGCCAGGTCTTCGTCAAACTCATTTGGCAGTGACCACGGTTGCCACTGCAAAAGCATCCATGCCTGATGCTCCTTTTCGTAGTCAATCACGAGCTAAGGGCTCAGGTTCTGAGGCTATGGCTTTTTGCAACAGGAGGTTGACCCAACCAGTGCGGCTGACGCCTATAGGTTTTTTGCGATCTAGCTCAGCGATAACCCTTGGGTCAATAAGGACTTTGGTGTTGGCGAAAAGGTCCAGTTCGGGCACGTTGCAGGGTTGCTTTGCTGGCAAATTGTGCCCAAAATGAACCCGCCTGACAACCCCGAAAAATCAAAGAAATCAAAGACCTGTCATTTTTCCCTGAATGGCACAAGTACAAGTACAGAGCTGAGTGGTTGGCCAGGACTGTTACAGGTGTCGTGGGAGCAAAGCTTTCCACTGATGCGCTGGCCAACATCATGAGATACAAGGATGGCCCTAACGGATGGGCAGCACGGGGCGAACAAGCCCACAACGCACTAGAGAACTACCTGAAAGGTGAGCCAATTGAGTTCGCTGAACGCTGGACAGACTGGATTGACCCAATACTGGATTGCGAGCTATTTAAGAATGCAAAGACGATTGCAACGGAATACAGGCTGTGCGATCCCAGGAAGTCTATGGGCGGCTCGTTTGACTTTCTGCTGCAGTCATCAACAGGTGAAATCATTTTGGGCGACTTAAAGACTGTTAGCAGCAAAAGCAGGGCACGAAACCGCGAACCTGCCACTGATCAACTCGGAGCATATTTAGCCATGCTTATAGACCACCATCCTGCCTTGCATGTTGATAAATGCGTGACAGTTGTGTCTGGGCCAAAAGAATGCCGTATCATCCGGCAAAACCCTGATGAGTGTATTGAACTGTGGCTAGACAGTTGGGATCGATATCAATTTGAACTGGAAGATTGGTGATGGCGCGCATGGACTGGGCAAAATTGCTTGACCCTGCAAATGGTGGGGCAGGTGAGCCGCCAGGCAGGGCTGAATCTGTTCAAGCCGCAGCTGAAGCAAGCCGCTTAAGGTATGCGCAACATGGCAAGAAACGCGCAAAAGGCAGCGCCAAGCGCAAAGAAAAAATCATACCTAGGGTTGCACGCAAGTAATTGGCATGCCATGCTTCACAAGCCATCACACACAAGGCATTGGACCTAACAAAACAAGAAGTCAAAGTCCACATCACAGAAGCCCAACCCAACAACAAAAGCCCACATTTGTATGGGATTGTCGTCAACCAAGGCCGCACTGAAAAAGTACGCGTATTCCCTGGACCTCCAGGAGCACCTGACGAAAACATCAAACAACTCACACAAATTCCTAATGACGTTTTGACTAAATCTGGCCTTTGCCTTTGGGTAATGGTCACGGACATACGTCACGAAGATACAGTTCAATGGTCTGGCGCTGCCCTTCCTCTTGAAAAGCAAGAACCTTTTGATAAAAAAACTGCAGAAGGTTTGATGAGCTGGCAGGCACTGCAAGTTGCCAAAACAGAACTACGTTCGCCGCTGGATGTTTTTGAAGATGGCAAAATCACAGCTTCAAACCAGCCAGATCAAATCACCGCATTTTTCCAGCAAGGTGACAATCCGGGCTTGTTGCTGACAAAAAGCACAGCACGCCTACAAGGCAAAACCGATCAAGGTTTAATGGTGATTTTACGAGTTGCAGCAGAACTTAAAGGCGTGCAAGTTTCTGACCTAATCAATGAGGTTATGTGGGATGCAGTCAAATCCGGAAAGTTGTGGGCTTGTCAACCAGATAATGGCATGCCATAATATGTTCAACGGGCAGGGATGCCTTCCACACACAAGCCAATGACCATCCAACAACAAATTGACAACATCAAGGTTTTCCTTGATGACGCACAAACTGCTTACAGCCACGCTATTGCTGCCAACGACATGGCAGCAATGACTACCCACCGCAAAGCTGTTGGCAAGTACCGCAACATGATCGGCAAACTCGTCAAGCAAAAACTAAACGCCAAATGAAACCTGACTACACAGTTGTTTTCAATGGATCTGAGCTTGACCTTCTTTACGAGTTGGCAAGACAAGCTCGCAACCAACTGCCTGACACAGACCTGATACCAGAGCCAGGCAGTCGGGCCAACCAAATCGCACTTTTAGATTTGAAACTTACTGACCTGTTTCACCAACGCCATCAACCAATTTATTGAAACTATGTTAATGAACTACCAAGAGGCTTTGTATCACATGGATCGCCTCGCTGACTGGCAAGACAATGAAGTTGAAAGCACTTGGGGCAAGTTCCTTGCACTCATAGGCGAAGGCAATGGCCCAGAACCTTTTCGCCATTCCTTGGGGTTTTTAGAAGCTGACCTGCTGGGAAAAGCCTTGCAGGCGTACAGCTCCAGGCCAGATGCTTTTAAAGAACACTTCCGCAATTACCATGACAACGCAACCAACTGATTACATCGCTCAAAACCGTTTTGTAGAAACGCAACCTGAGGTCGTTGAGGCACTTGCTGCACATCGCAAACGGTTTGAAAGCATCCGCGAAGCAGACCGCAAAGTCATCATGGAAGCCCGCAAAGTCGCTTCATTGATGGCTGCATTTGACGCCACTATAGATGCCCAGTTTAGACAAGAAGATGTCACGGAAGAACATGAAAAACTGCTTAAGGAGTACACCAACCAAGACTCTGAAACGTGGTTTTGGCGTCACCACCAAGCGCAAGAAATGATTCAGGAATCAATTGTAGCTCGGTGTGTACAAGTAGTTGAAGCTCAGGCTAAGTACAAAGAACTGGAGGAAAACCACCAAGCCTGTGAGCTTTTGCGGCAAGCAAGAGAAAAGGCAAAAGAAAAGTACAAAGCCCAGCAAATACAAGTTTCCAAGCCCCGCCGGGGCCGTCCACCAAAAACTCGCCGCTAATCAATGAAAAACTACGAGCATCACAAGCTGAGTTCTGGGTTTTATGACCCTGAACGCGCAAGCACAAAAGTCAACACAATTGTGACTGTTGTCGCCTGTCTGTTGTTTGGAGCAGCGGCCTGGTATTCCATCACTTCAACGCTTGACCAGCAGCAGGCTTATCACTGCGAGCAAGGCTGGAAACGTGCATGCAAAAAGTTGAAGTAAATGGCTCGCCTGTCTCGCAACGTTTTGACAGACGATTTCATTGCTGCAGCCAAAGCTAGGGCCAAGGCTGCATTAAATGAAAAACATCCCAAACTGACTGCATTAGAACAAGCGTTTTACCACGCATACAAGCAGCAGTGCCCAATAGTTACAGCTTCTTCGCCGCCGGAAAACCAGCCCCACAAGGCAGCAAAAAAGTCCACCGCTACGTCAAAGGAAGAGCAATCCTTGGGGAAAGCTCAGCCGCCGTAAACCCGTGGAGAGCAGTGATTTCAATTTCTGCCCACAAGTTGCAACCTGCGCAATGGCATGCCAAACTACCAGTGTCGCTAGCGTTGACCTTTGTTTTTGCTAGGCCCAAATCTCACTTTCGCGCCAATGGCAACCTTAAAGGAAATGCTCCACAGCATTGCGTTACACGCATTGGAGACCTTGACAAGCTTTGTAGAGCCGTTTTTGACGCGCTAACAGGCATTGCATACGACGATGACTCCCAAGTTTTCAGCCTTCAAGCTGAACGTCGATATGCAGTCGGCAATGAACCACAAGGGGTCCACATCACCATCACCACTATTGATGTCTGAACTTACAAAAGCCTTAATCGGTTTCCATCAAGCTGTCGATAAAATCGACAAAAATGCACGGGCTAACTACGGCAAATTTGCAGACCTTGCCAATGTGCTGTCTACTGTCACGCCACCAATGCACGCCAATGACCTTGCAATCACGCAAACTTTTGATGGCCAATCATTGATCACGACCCTGCACCATACCAGTGGTGAAACTATCAGCAGTTCTTGCCAGTTGATGATCTGCGATGGCCGCAACCAGACGCAGGAATGGGGAAAGGCTGTTACGTATCAACGCCGTTACGCAATCTGCTCAATCCTAGGCATTGTTGCTGATATGGATACTGATGCTGAAGCAGAACCACAGGAAGAAAAAAAGGTTAACCGTCCTGCTCGCAAAACTGAGTCAGCAAAGCCTGCGGCTGCAACACCAGCATCAGAACCCAATCCTGATGACCCAATGAATGACGCAGACAAAAACCTGCTGCATGGCGTTATTAAGGAATTAATACCAGAACACAAAAAAGAACTGATCGCCAAGTTCCGCAAGCAGTTCAACTATCCCGATGGACCTGTAAAAGATAAGATCCAAACCTACACCCATCGCACATTTCTGCATAATGCCATGAATGAAATCACTGCCTAATGCCATGCCGCAGACACAAGCAGACGCTGATCTCAAACGTCGCAAAAACTTTTTTCAGGTGCGGCTAGATGACGATTTAGCCGACAAGTTGCGCGATTTTATGGCGTCGCGCAACTGCAACCAAAACCAAGCCCTTAAAACTATTCTCAACAAATTTTTTCAGTAATGCTCAACATCACCGCACATGGCAACATCGGCAAAGACCCTGAACTCAAGGAAACAAACAGTTCACAAGTTGCCAATTTCAGCATCGCTACACGCACTGGTAAGGATGAAACTACTTGGATCAACTGCCAAGTTTGGGGCAAACGGGCTGACACTGTCATGCAGTACATGCACAAAGGCGACAAAATTACAGTCTGTGGCCAGGGCAAGCTGAAAGAATATGACCGCAAGGATGGAGGCAAGGGTTACAGCCTCCAGCTAAACGTGTCTGATTTTACTTTGCCAGTCAAAAAACAAGAGGCTGACGACGAATTTTGATTTTTGAGGCATCATGCGTGCAGTACCGGAAACGGCTGCAAGGGTTGGCTGACCTGTGTTGCGCTTCGTGTAAGCCCTCAACAAATGAACGAACCAACCATTGAACACATAGATGGCCAGTGGCTGGTTTCCCACGCAGGGATGCGTCGTTATTTTGTTGATGAATGGCATGCTCAATGGTTTTTCAGCTATTGCCTTCGCACAAAAAATTGCGGACTAGAACCGGCTCACGCGCCTGACGCCCCTCACTCCTGATCCGCTGCAGGAGACTCTGTCGCACCCCTCATCAAGGAATACTTCCAAATTTTAACCACCAGCCATCAAGCTGGGTTCTTTTGATGCAATGTGGTTAACGGCTTGACGCAGCATCAGGCCTTGGTAAAAATTCTGCTGCATAAGCGCTATGCACAAGTTTTGAAGCTGAGCTAAATCAGTTCCTTCCTTAATTCCACGGCAACTGCACTCAAGCCTCAACCTTGCTTCCAAGCTTGGTTCAACGATCATCCAGTCCATTGGAACGCTCCAGTGACTTCAGGTAAAGGCGCTCAGAAGCGTATGGCTCCCTTGCACGCATGATGTCACCGACAACAGGAAACAGCCACTGATCCACCTGCACACAGTATTTAAAGTTGTACGGGTCCATACAGCCAACAACGACTATTGTCCAGAACGCAGTCAGGTAACTCCAAATTGCGTACCAGCTCATAGATCATCAACCAAGATGGCCCAACCGGTGTTGCTGCCTTCTGGCTGCCATCTAGCGTCAAACTCAGCCTGACGTACTCGAACATTACGTCCCATATAAGGATTTGTATGGCCACCATTTTGCATGTCAGGTAAACCACGCGGGTCTTGCATTATCCACTCAGGATCTGCACTATTTTTTCCGCTATAACCAGATATAACTGAATAATGTCCGCAACTAACTGAATTACATGTTGGCGAATGGATTGGGCCTTTATCTAGCCATCCCACGATGACAGGTCTTCCCGATTCTATTTCTATTTCAATAATATCCCGATCTGCATTTTTTATAAACCTTGCATTTAAGCCTAAGCTTTCTAGCGCCTGTATTTGCGCTTTGACTGAAGTCGTATCGCCATACTTAATGCGAATAGCATTGTATTCATCGTCCGTTTTAACTTTTTTATAAAAAGCTGCAACCATGGCCGACGCGCTTGTAAAACATTGTCGGGCAGGTATTCCAACTTTGTTGTCAAGTTGACTGAAGTAAGGCATATAGACTTCTTGGTCAATTCCGCTTGCTTTCCACGCATCGAACCATGCGTTGTCTTCTTCCGCCAAAAGGTCTTCAGGCATTCGCTCCTCAAGCTCCTTAATCGCAGCCAGCTGGTGGGGCGTACCACGAAACCAATGAAAGAATGGAAGCAAACTAAGACCCATCGCTGCTCCAAACAACTTTCGTGTGGTCACAACGTTAGTTGCGATTGCTGTGACCTTCAAGCCGTGCGACTGATTGTTCCAGCATTGAAAGCCGGGCAAAAATTTCTTGGTCTCTTGTCCTGATGTCTGCGTGAAGGATGTCCATCCTGCTCGCTAAATTATCGACAGCCGTAGTTAAACGCACCAAGGAATCTCTCCCTTGCTGGTTTTGACGGCTGATTCCCGTTAGACCAGCAGAAGCAACGCCAACGCTTGCTCCAGCTACAGCAGCCCAAATTTCAACCACCATTCGACCTCTAGCGTTACTTCATCATGGCAGAAACCACTGAAAAGCAAGAACAGGAGGAATCCAACTCCCGTCTAGGCGACGTTATCAAGGTTGTGTTGCTTGGCTGGGCAATGGCAATTCTGACCGCCAACTACCTTGGCGTTTTCAAGCAGTCTCTAGACCCAACTTATCCAGCCAGTATCTTGAGCGGCACAGCAGCTTCCTTTGGATTGTCTGTCGGCAACAACAGGAAGAAAAAGGAGGAGCCTACAATTAAGGAACAAACACCTACGGCAAAGCCAAAATGAAACGCTTAGCTCTGGTATTAGGCATCACACTGTTTGCCGTTCCAGCGCAAGCAGACATCACCCATAAAATTCAATCTTCAGTTTCTTTGTCAGTTGATGGAGCGGGATCAGTCGCAATCAGACAACCGAGTTCGCTGGCTATATCTGGCAATAACGTTACTTTGGACACTGCATCAAAGTTTACCGCTTTTAGTTCCGGGACTGCTCTCGGGTACACTCCTGGCGCTTACAGCATTACCACTGCTGGTGATGCTTTTAGTTACAGCGAAAGTTATACAGAAGGGGATGATGTCCCGGCAGTCCTCTCAACAACAGTCACGTCAGGAGTAGTTCCTGCACTGCCTGTTTTCGGAAATACGACGACAACTTCTGGAGGGCATGCAGCCACTTTGGCTGGCACCCTAGCGACCGATGGTGCAATGTCGATAACAGCAGGCGGAGCAGGTACTCAAGCTATTTCACAACTTATCCAGGAATTGACGATTAAATAATGCTTTGGTATTGGCTTATCTTTTCGCTGATTCTTTTTGCCGCTCCAGTAAAGGCGGTTCCGGTTGTTCCTAACTTTCAGCAAGGGGTACTCAGTTCAAGCACAACTACAAAAACAAAAGTTACTGAAGTTATAAACTCTTACGAGTACAGGACTGGTTATGAGTACAGCGCAAGCGGAACAAACATAGAGCCAGACGGGCCTCTTGCTCCCATGGCTTTAGTCACAACCACAAACACCGCCAATGGCATTGCTAGTGTTTGGCGCGGGTTAAATCCGGCAGAAAAACCAGAATGGCGCATCGTAAATCAAGCAGCTAGTTTTCAATTTGTAGAAACCTTAATGGGACCAGGGCTTGTTAACCATACATTGATTAACCGTGAAACAGACATTGAATCTCTTACGGAGACAACAAGTACATTTACGCAATGAAGCGAGTCCTAGCAACGCTTTTGCTGCTTTCTGCTCCAGTGCAAGCGCAGGTAAGTAGTACAGCCGCACCAGTAGCCAATAGCAGCGGAAGTGTTACAAATCAGGCCGTCCAAGTAGTGCCAAGCCGAAACATGTCTTGGACATATGGCGGTGGAATTAGCTGTCAAGGTGCAACACTAAACATCAATCCATTTATCAGCACAACAACTGGCTGGGCTGATCCTTACGAATCATATTATGCAGATCCGGTTTATGACACTATCGATATTGTTGGCGCGTTTGATTCGGAAGGTAATGCCATCCCAGATGGCAGGCCCGATAATCCGGGCACTATCCTTTTCTATAAACCAGTCAGAACGGGCCAGAAGACAAATTTTTCGATTAATGGCGGCATTACAGCAACGATTTCAATTCCGCTGGACCGCTCACACGTCAGGGCATGTAGAGCAGCAGCAGAAAAACAAGTCGCATTATTAGATGCAGCACTAGCCGACAAAAGATTAAATCACGAGATCGCAAGATTAAAAAATTGCGGACAGCTTATGAAAGAAGGCGTCATGTTTCATCCTGACTCGCCTTATGTTTCCGTTTGTGCTGATGTCGTTTTGGTCAATCCACCTGGAGTCATACCGCCCCACACGCATTCAATTCCTACTTCCGCAAAGCGCGTTGACCCTTCCGACGCTCAAAAGCAGACTCAATAACCACCTTCTTACCTAGCTTTTCCTTGATTTTTTTGATCGTCTTTTTTACGATTGGTTTAACTGCCTTGAGCACAAAGTCGCCTAAAGGTTTTGCAACGATGGCACTGGTTGTTGCTACTGCTGCAATCGTCGCAGTTGTCATGACAACAGGCGCTCCAGGTAAATAGTTACCAATAATTGTTGGAACGGGTAGCAGTTCTAATTGTGGCTCGCATTTGCCGTCAACCATTTCATAGCCAGTTATCACAGCGGTTTGTAATTTATTTTTTGCTCCTACAGGTATTGCATCAGGGGGTGGACAAGGCAATTCTTCCGGTAATATAGGAATGCCAGATTCAGCAGCTGGCAGGGGGTTTACGGCCGATTGAGTCTTGGCTGTCTCTTTCGGCTTATCCTCTCCAGGATCTAACTTTGGTGGTTTTACACCTTCAGGCGGTTGCAACGCTGGTGAAAAATCCAATGGCTTGAATGAAGGCATCGTTCCATCGCAAACCACAAAATTGCCCTTCGGGTCGTTGTCGTAAGCCTTTTGGTTGCCTGGCTGTGTATTACGAGACTCGACGCAACCAGGCACTTGGATAACCGGAAAGCCAAGCTGCAAAGTGACTGGCGGTTCCACTGGAATGCTTTGAGGCGGCATACTCCGCCAAGCCGGAATAACTGGCACGTTTACCGCTCCAATACCAATCTCAGGAATTTCTGGCATGAAGTCTGAACGGTTTACAGCAGGCGAGCTTTGGATTGAACGTACCAAGCAACGCGAAGGGCCGCCTTACGTTTACACCTGCCTTAGCGGCAAGAGAAGTAGGTTATTTACTGATCCGAAGGCGCTGCTGAAATTTGTCCGTTGGCCTAAAGGGACACCAACAGGAGAAGCGTTACGCGACTGGCTTGACTCTTTTAAGGAAACGGAATCGGTAGACCAGTCTCAGTCGGCAACTCTGGCATTGCCTGTTCAATCTGCTCAGGAATCATCTCAGTAACCTTTCCAGCAACATCACCAGTAATGCCTTCTGCATAACGAGTGATCATGCCTGGAAGGCGTGAATACAGCATGACTGAACTGCCAAGCATTCCTGCTGACATCACAAAAGACAAGACAGAAAGAAGGTTGAATACCTTTTGCACTTGACCAAGGCAGAAGTCAATGCCATGCTAGCCATACGCAAGCAGACCACCCCTGCGTCGGGAGTCCGTCACTGCGTTGCCAGTTTTGAACCCCCACTAGCTGTGATGCAGGCTGGTTGTGGTTAAAGCAACTCTGGTAAGCATCTCTTGAGAACCCCGTCCTAGGCGGGGTTTTCTTGTGGGCATTTAAAACCCCCTTCTGCTGTGTGAGCACCAGAAGGGGGCGAAAGCACTCTCAATTATAAGTTAGCTCAGAAAGCGTATTTGCCACCAAGCTTGAGAGCATAGGCAGCATCAACGTCTTCAAACTTTGCGTAGCCAACCTCGGTGTAGAGGTCAAGCTTGCTGCTTACTGCAGCAGATACGCCAGTCTTGCCAGAGAAACCCCATTCGGAATCAGAGCCGTCATTGGAAAGAGCAGGTCCAGCTTGAATGTAAAAAGGACCTTCTTGAAAACCCACGTGAGCCTCTAGCGTGCTGCCAATAAACTCAGCGCCCGAAAATCCGGCGTTGTATTCCGGGTTGACAAATAGGTTCCCGGCGAAGGTTGCAGGAGATGCCAGCGCAGCTGTTGTAGCGACGGCACCACTCACAATCAAAGACTTGATCATTTGGAAGAGGGTTAACGTTTTCCGTTGATAGATTACTGGAACTGTCACTGTGCCAGTTGTGAGGGTGTGTCACTGTGTCGGCAGACCATTAATAACCGTCTGTTGACGAAAGGTTCTGATATTTTTCAGACAACCCAGTAAACAAACCATGCTGAGGATGGTCTGCTTGATCACGGCCATCTAAAAAGTACAACTCCTCTAGCCATGCGGTGCGGTTAGACATCGATTCGACATTTTCCGCACCAGGCTTGCAAGGGATCATTGGATCAGGTCGCTGCATTAAGCGCTCCAGGGGACGCCTGAACCTTTGGTTGGTGTTTTCTTTTCGACAAGCTGTGCATCTAATGCTGCACATATCTCTGCAACCTTGTCCGCTCCACCAATAGCGGCTTGTGCCCAAGAAATAGCTTGCGTTTCTGTTACGTCGTCATAAGCAATAAATTTGTCAGCCTCTCCAGGTTCAAGGCCAACTGATCCATATGCTCCAACGGAATACGTTCCATCTTCATCAGTGGCATTAACTGTGTAGTGAAGCGTGTTGATCATGCCATCAGCAAGGGTGCGATCGCATTGACCGACTTTCCAGACGTAGGTGTTTGCCATAGTTAAACGAATGCAGAATTAGTGTAAATCAAAAGTCCCGCGTTGCCACGGGGCGGATTACTGTCAACCAGCCTCAAGAGCTGCGACTTTAGTTTCTAAGGTTTCAATTTTTGCAATTGCTTCTTGTAGTGCTGCGGTTAACAATGGAATCAGTTTTGATCTATCCATTTGCTGGATGACAGGATTGCCATCACCATCAACTTCGTCCTTCGTTCCAGTTACTGCCTCAGGCACAACAGTTTGTGCTTCGTGAGCAAGGAAGCCGTCAACCGTTGTATCAGCATCAGCGATGAAGTTAAAACGTTTTGGCTGAAGCTGTTTAACTCGAACAATGCCATCAGTAACGCTAACAACGTTTTCTTTTAATCGATAATCTGAGCTTTCATTGAAAGATGTAGCGGTTGTAGTTGCCGATATGCTTCCAATATTGGTGCCAGAGTGGTTTTTAATTACTACATAGGAAGCGTTATTGCCATTCCAAGTGCTTTGAATAACAAGTCCATTCTCTGTCTGTCCATAAAATGAATGTGAAATCTTACCAAGTCCAATAACAGAAGTGGTGTTAATTAAAAGATTGCCAGAGCTATCGAGCCGCGCTCGCTCCGTTGGCGATGATGCACCATTATCCGTTGTATGAAACGTCAAACGTCCTGGATAATCATCAGTGCCTGAGGCTGCGTCAGTGTTGCATTGAATTTGTGCAAAATTGCCCCCAGCGTTGTCTGAAAAAATTATTTCACCAATTTCTGCTCCACTGGTCAAATTAGAAGCAGAGTTGCCTCTTGCAATAGTTAGCTGTCCAAGATCAGTTGGGCTGCCTTTTTTCCCAACAATTTGCACAACAGAATCAGCAGCAGATCCTGAAGTAACGGATGCAGTGCGACCTACAATTAGACGACCAGATGAATCTATGCGCATGCGCTCACTTCCATTTGCATGGAATTGTTGAGTATTGCCTTTAATGATTAAATCCATCCAAGCACTTGAGCCTCTGTTATATGCTTGAATCTGTCCACTAGTGCTAGTGGGTTTAAATATTTCGATACCGCTACCAGCTGTAGGAGTTACATTTTCTGTTACTTGGATTCCGCCTGTGACATTTACAAGTCCCGAGCTGTCGATAACAATGCGTGACGTTCCAGCAGTTGCAATCCCGAACTGATCAGACCCTGGCGAATAAATACCAGTATCAGTATCAGATCCTGAATACAAACTGACTGCAGAAGCTGAGCCCGCTGGATACGCCAACTTGCCATTGGCGCTAAGCAAGCCAGTAACAGCAACTGTTGAATCAAACGTTGCTGCATTCGTTACGTCTAGCGTTCCAGGTACATCTACATTGCTCGTAAATTCAACGCCTGATCCACCAGAATCAGTCTGCAGCAGTTGACGCGCAGAACCGTTTGCAAGCTTGCTAACTGCAATCTCAGCACTGGCATTAATATCACCGTTATTAATGGTTCCGTCTAGAATCATCGTGCTGGTCACACTGCCAGTGTCGCCAGTTGTCACGACCGTTCCGGTGACATTTGGCAGCGTAATCGTGCGATCAGCTGTTGGGTTGGTGACCGTTAAAGTTGTCTCATAATCGTCGGCTGATGAACCTTCAAACACCACATTGGTGCTAGTCCCAAGATTCAAATTGCCAGTCATTGTGCCACCAGCTTTTGGCAGCTTTTCTTGGTCTAGTTCTGTAATGCCAGACTGAACATTGGTAGCGACAATATCGCCTGTTGCAATCAGTGAAATGTTTGCAGCAGTCTGGCCAGCGATAGCATTTGAGACATCAATCAGGGAGTATTCAGTGCCAACACCCTGTGACAGCAACATGTCAGGTGGTGCAAGCGCAACAGCAGGTGCCGCTCCAGATCCTGTGCCGCTTGTGTCGACAACTGCGTAATGGTTTAAATTCGTTGTTGATGGAGCCGGCAAGGCATTTCCAACAGCAAAACCAGCAGATGAGCCAGCAGACGTAACGCTGCTCATCTGGTTCGTATTAGCGTTATACGCGCCAGCATTTACAAGGTTGCCAGACAGCACCGTAATTGGTACGAATGCAGATCCGGTGTAAATATACAGATCTTGAGTTGTCTCGTCGTAAAAGAACTGACCCTGAAAGTCACCGCTTGGAAAAATAGTTACGTTGTCGCTTCCTGCTGCACCGCCAAACTTTGTGGTTGATTGATCAGCTAATTTTGCAGCAGTAATTGCGTCTGATGCAATGCGGCTAGTGCTAATTGTTCCAGATGTTAACTTTGCTGCTGAGTGATCAGGAATGTCTGCATCAGTTAAAGTGGCGCCTGCAGAAACGAGACCTTTTGCAGTAACAGTGACTTTGGTATATGTTCCGCTAGTTACAGCATTATCTACAGACAAGTTGCCACTTGCGTTAACAGTTAGCCCTCCCCCTGAACCAATAAATACAGCGCCTTTAGCAGAACTTGTTGCGACAGGAAGATCAGAAGATCCAATCGTGCTGCCAGCAGTAATCAGACCATTCGCGTCATATTGGACAAGATGATTAACGCTGCTTGCGCTGACGCTGTTGGCAATCTGAATCGTGTCTGTACTTAAAGTTAGTCCACCGCCGTTAACAATTACGCCACCTTTTGAGGTAGTTGTAGCTGTAGGCAAGTCACCGCCATCAATCGTGCGATAACCAACAGTTCCGGCAGAGCCTACAGGGCCTGCAAGAAATTGTGCGGCAGAAGTTGTATCGTCAATTGACGCTGTAATCGTTGCCGTTCCACCGCTAACAGCTGTTGAAATGTTTATGACGCCTGCCGTTGTATTGGTAAAAGCATTAACGGAACCCGGCGCTTTAATGCTTAGCCATGCGCTTCCGTTCCATACATACACATTATTGTCATCAGTATCCAAAGCCAGCTGGCCTGTATAAGAGCCAGAAGTAGGCAACGTTGACGCAAGACTGACAATAACGTTGTCAGCAATTTTTGCTGCTGTTACCGCATCATTTGCAATTTTTGCTGCTGTTACCGCCGAATCAGCCAGGGCTGCTGTGGCGATGTCACCCGCACCAAATAAAATCTTGGCTCCAGGAATTGCGTCGTCACTGATTAACGTGACACCATTTGCAATCAGGTTTGAAACCGTGATTTTTTTGGTTTCACTGGCGGAGTCATCAACAATGGCTAGCTCATCAGCAGCGACCAAGTCGCCACCAGCTAAAGCGCCAAGTTCGCTGATTTTTAGGTCGGCCATTGGTGACTAGCCTCCAGGGCTTAAACGTCGGAACTTTCAAGCAACAGCTTAGCTGCGCTGTCCTGATCCAAGCGTAAGGTACTGCTATCCTCCTGCAACAGGTCATCTACGCTCTCAAGCTGCACGTTCAGCCTAATTTCACCAGTCGTCACAAAATCAGCAGTGAATTGCACTGTTGACGACGGGCTGAACTGCAAGGCACACGAAGTAAGCACGCCTTCAAACTCGTACCAGATCTCATCGTTAGCGTTTGCCGCAATGCCGCTTGGATTGTGGTTATTTGATTTCAGATAAAATCTTGCACTAAATTGACTGCCAACTTTAGTCCGAAGGATTAACTGCAGTAAATACTGAGGGACATCTTTGACAGTTTCACCGGTATATTCCCAGAAACAACTCATGTTGCCCGAGCCAGACATGATTGAGCTAATTTGACTGCGAAATTCGTCAGACAAAACAGTCGTATCAATAACTTCTTTTTGTGTATTAAGTTCAAAGCCATTAACCTGTGCAACTACGCGATAGTCAGTGTTTTGCACAACAACCTTGATTGGAATCGCTGCTACTACTGTCCCGGTGCCTGTAGTAGCCCCTGTAGCTGTAAAAACAGTCCCTACTGCGTTAATTGCCGCCCCAACTGACGTAAAGTTGGAATTACCTACAGTGACAATTTGGTAAACAGTCCCAGCGACAAGTGCTGTAGCAGCAAGAGTGCTTATCTCTGCCAATGTTTCAGCGTTTGCTGCTCCACCATTAATAGCGTTTGCAAAAGTTGTATAAAATCTGATTCCGCCAAGCGCGTCAACGTTAATAAATCGCTTGATACTTGTCTTGCTATAGCTATTGAAAAAAGAAAGCGCAGCACCGTTGGTGCTAGTGATTTCAACTTGATCGCCTGTAATTAGCTGACCACGCTTAAAATCAAAACTTAAGCGTTTACGCGAAACATTTACATCGCTTGGATTTACAAGCGAGCTAAGGCTTGTCCCGTCAAACTCTCGACGCAGTTCAACCTTGCCATGCGTTCCAAGATAAATGCTCATGTTCCGACTGTGACAGTATTTAGTTCTCCAGTGCCTTGAAAACTTATTTCAGCGCGAACAATGTCACCAGTTGCTGCGCCAATGCTTGCGCTAGTAATATATGCAGTCAATGTAATGTCATTGTTGTCTGCACCGTCAATCCATCGAAACGTCAGCTCAACAGTGTCGCTGCTGCTAACGCCATTTGTATCAGTCCTGTAGAGCTTGTTCAGCAGATTGGTTGTATTAACGTTGCCGTCCGCATCTTTGTAATACAACAAAGTTGCACTACCGCTATAGCCAACCACCCCTGGTGAGTAACTGCGAATATGCTCGTTTAATGCTGTTGTTTCCAGTGTCTCTAAATTTGACTGCACTGAAAAGCTGACAACCTTTGCGAGGGTCGTGCCAGACAGCTGCAATACGCCGTCTCTGCCGCTGTAGACCTTCGCCATCAGAGCACGCCAATCAGATTCACTGTAACAGTGCTTATACCAGGGCGCACCTGCACAACCTGTGGAGGGCCTTCATATCGATACGTGTTAGACGCCGCACTGGCTGAAAGCGCATTGGTGGTTGTATCGCCTGCCCATCCACCAAGGGAACTTGCTGCCGTAATAGCAAACGTGGTGAACGTGCCTTTCATGGCGTCATAGTGGTCAAGGAACAGCTCAGCGTTAGCGTCTGAAATGTTGGCGTAGGACAAAGACAGCTTCATTCCCGTGCGGTTGCTGCCATAAAGGATGCGGTGCTCAGCACCGTTTTGGGCCTTGTAGGTTTTGATCGGATAATCACCAGCCTCAAAAGATCGGCTAGTAGGCACCAATGCCGGAAAAGCAGTCATGACGTAATTTTAAACCCTGTGTCACTGGCGACAGCAGTAGCGATTTTACTGCTGCCGTCAGGATTGCAGGGATGTTCTGAAGCGACAATATCAACAATCCCGTCTTGCGAAAAAGTAAGCTGTTCAACGATGTATATGTTTTCAGAAATTTTAGTGTCTTGCACTGTAAACACAATATTATGGAAGACTGAGTTTTCAACAGCGCCGTTGGCTACGTCCATTTCACCGCTGTTAATATCGACGTCACCCACTTTAAAATAAGTAATATTGTACAAACCATCAGGCATGTCGACAACGCTGGTAACAGTGCCTGAGCTATTGACCGTTCCAGTGTTGGCAGCACTGTAAGGACTTGATTCAGTCATGACCTTAATGTAAGACCCAGCTTGAATGCTTAACCCTTCGGCTGTAGTCGAAAAACTAATCGTATGAGTTACATAAGCCCGAAGAGCCAAGAAATATTTGGCAACCTTAACAGCATGATCTTCCGACGTGCAAAATTGAGTTAAATCAAACTGCTCTGTGGGCGGGGTGCTTACACCAGGTGAATCAAAGTCGCCGGTGTCGTCTACATTTCTTACTTCAACAACTTGTTCCTCAGGTAGTTTGTTCTTGCGCTCTTGCCTGTAACGCACAACAGCCTTGAACGCTCGCCTTTCTTCCGCTCCAAGGTACTCTAATTTGTATGAGTCTTCTATTATGTTCCCTGACGTAAATAATTGGTCAACCTGAACAGCGCCAGTATCAATTGCTCCGCCAGTAAAGGTAGGGACAGCAGGTTTTAACGAGAACCTGCCATCAGAAATAATAAAATTGCACAAGAAATATGGGGCGGTGTCGCTGATAAATTGTCTTAGATTGGTACGTTCAACAATTGGGCCATTGAAAAATAATCCCTGAGTTTGAAGGAATCGAGACGTTTTTACTAAATCATTTTTGTCTACTAAATAATCATTGTCTCTGTCCATACCAAGCAATCCACCGGCGCCAGCTCGCTGATCTGTCAACAAGAAGTAAACAAGGTC